GTCGCGCAAATCAAAGTCGGCGAGCCGGATGTTTTTGCCAACCAACTCATCGAGCGGAAGTGGAAGGAATGGCAGCGCGCGCAGTATTGCGACGTGCGCGGCACCCGCACCTACTCGCAGATCCGGCAGCTTCGCCTTTGGAGCGCCATTCGCGACGGCGACTTTTTCATCCGTATGATTCGCAGCCCGAAGGTGAACAAATTCGGCTTTGCGCTGCAACTCATTAACGCGGAGTGGGTGGACAGATTCGCCAATGCCAAGCTCGCCAACGGAAACGAAGTCCGCATGGGCATTGAATACGAGTTCACCGAGTTCGGTACCGGCAAGCCCGTCGCATACTACTTCATCAAACGCCAGCCGAACGATTGGCAGTTTTCAGTCCAGAAAGCATTCGGCAGCGTCGGCCCGCTACACGACCGCGTTGACGCTCGCGACATCATTCACTACGCGCGCCCGGTTGACGCAGACGCCACACGGCCCGCGCCGTGGGTAGCAAGCGCCATCCCGACCGCCCGACAGCTTGACCAATACGCCATCGCCGAGGTTGTCGCAGCGCGCTCGCAGGCGTGCAAGGTGGGCTGGCTTTCTAGCACCGTCGTCCCCGAGGGCGGCGTGCCGACAAATGTTGACCCGCGCACTGGCGTCCCGCGACAGGAACTCACACCCGGCAGCATCGTCGGCCTGCCGTGGGGCGTGGAATACACCGAGTCAGACCCGAAACATCCCAACGGGAATTTCGAGGCATTCCGCAAGGCGCAACTTCGGCACCAAGCGGCTGGAATGCCCGGCGCTGCTTACAGCGAACTGGCGAACGATTACGAGTCAATCAACTTTTCAGCCGGTAGACTTCAACGGCTCGCGACGGATGCGATGACCTACATGATCCAGCGGTTCGACATTGACGTTGCCGAGGTGCCAATCTTTGAAGCATGGCTGGAAATGTCGCTGCTCACTGGCGAGATACCGCTTCCCGCTGCCAAGTTTGAAAAGTTCAACGCACCGCACTTTCAAGGCCCGCGCACGCCGCAGGTTGACGAGGTGAAGGAAGTCACCGCCGCCGCGCTGCGCATCGCGAATCATTTCAGCAGCGACCAGCACGAATGCGACCAATACGGCGTGGACTTCGAGACGATGCTTTTCGAGCAGGCCGAGGCCAACATGATGAAGGAATCGCTCGGCATTGGCACCATCAAGACGGTTGAGACACCGCCGCCGCAGGCACCCGCCGAAGCCGAGGAGGACGACGAAGCGGAAGTCGAAACAGAGCCGGAAGATGAAAAGCCCAAACCGGCGGCGAAGAAATCGCGCATGACAAAAAGCAAGCGCGTGAAACTCAAATGAAGAAACCCGGCCCAGCCAAAAAGAAAAAGAAGCCGCGCAAGCCGCTTCCATTTGAAATCGAAAACCGCGACCCTCAACAACTATTCACACGATGAAAAAAACAATCGAAATTCCCGAAACGCTTTTCCGCAGCGGCACCGCTGCATTCGACAAGGAAAGCGGAGTTGTGCGCCTCAGTTTTTCAAGCGATGCGCCAGTCCTTCGACGCACTCGCAGCGGAGAGCAGTATTACGAAATCCTCGACCACTCCGAGCGCGGGATGAACAAGGAACGGCTTCGCGCCGGGACGAGCCTGCTATTCAATCACAACCCCGAAATTCTGATCGGGCGCAATACGTTTATTGGAGTTGAGAACGGGCGCGGATATGTGGATTCCAAAATCTCGCGCGCCGATGACGTGAAATCCTACGCAACGAAAATCGAAGAAGGCATCCTATGCGATTCGAGCGTTGGCTATGGCATCGAGGACGACGGCGAAGAAATCGGAATGCGCAACGGTATCCCCGAAGTGCGCTTTCGCTGGCAACCGCATGAGGTTTCCCTTGTAACGATTCCGGCAGACGTATCCGTTGGAATTGGACGAGAGGAAACTACCACAGTTTTCCGCAGCGTTACTTTTTCTATTGACAACAAACCCAAACCCGCTACAAACGCACCAACCCACACACCTATGGCCGATCCAATCGCACCCACCGCACCCGAAACCCCGAGCATCAACATCGTCGCGGAACGCCAAGGGGCGGTTGCGGCGGAACGCAAGCGCGTTGCTGATATTCAGGAACTCAATACCCACTTCACGCAGAAAGGCATTGCAGGCCGTCGTGTGGATGCTGGCAAGCTCGCCGAACGCATGATTGCGGACGGCAAGACGGTTGACGACTTCCGCAACGAAGTCATCCGCACCGAGCTTCCCGAACTCAAGCCCATCGAGACTTCGCCCGAAGTCGGCATGAGCAAGCGCGACCTTTCCGGCTATTCCATCGTCCGCGCCATGAACGGCGCGATTGGCGCGATGAAGGGCCAAAGCTGGAGCGGTCTGGAAAAGGAAGCCAGCGAAGCCGCCGCGAAGATCGCGGGCCGCAGCACGCAGGGCTTTTTCATTCCTCACGACGTGATGCAGTCCCGCGCGTTGACAACCAACGTGTTCAGCGCAGCCGGGGCTTTCGTGGATACCTCCGCGCAGGGCCAGTCGCTCATCGAGCTTTACCGGAATAAAATGCACGTAGTGGCACTCGGCGCTCGCGTGCTCACCGGGCTGCAAGGCAACCTCGCCATCCCGAGCCAGACCGGCGGCGCGACCGCTTCGTGGCTCTCCGAAGATGCGACCATCACGGCCAGCCAGCAGACGGTTGGACAGGTTTCGCTCACTCCGCACCGCCTCGCCGGTGCCACCGCATTCACGTATCAGCTTCTTGCACAGTCCTCGCAGGACGTGGAGAACTTCGTTCGCAATGACCTGATGACCGTGCTCGCCATCGAGAAAGACCGCGCGGCCCTCAAAGGCAGCGGCGTGAGCGGCGAACCGCTCGGCATCTACGGCACGGCGAACAAATCCACCAGCGTCACGCTGGCTGGCGCGAACAGCATGACCTACGCGAACGCCGTCCAGTTTGAAACGAACGTCGCGCTCAACAACGCGGACATGGGAAGCCTCGGCTATCTGACCAGCGTGCAGACCAAGGCAAACGCCAAGCTCATCGCGGAAATCAGCAGCACGAACAGCAACCCGGTCTGGAAAGGTGACATGGTGAACGGCTACACCGCACGCGCCACGAACCAACTGACCACGCTTCCAAGTGTCATCTTCGGCAACTGGAGCGACCTCATCATTGGCGACTGGGCGAGCAACGAGGTGATCGTTGACCCCTACTCGCTATCCATGCAGGGCCAAGTCCGCATCGTGATGCAGCAGCTTACCGACGTTGCCATCCGGCACGCTAAATCGTTCAGCATCTCCACCACGTAGTCCTAGCCGAAAGCAACCACTCCAACAGACCCAAACAATATGGCCACACAATCCGACCTCAACGGTTCACTCACAGCGTTCTCGCTCATCCCCGCCGTCAATCTTCTCGTCGCCGCAGGCACGCAGACGTATGCTGGCGTTGACCTGCAGGACTACATCAACAACGTGAAGCTCATCTTCACGCACGCGGGCGCAGCCGCAGACGGCTCGAACTCGCTGCAAGTCTCCATCCTCGACAGCGCGGATAACACCACGTTCGCCGCGACCGCTGGCCTGCCGACGTTTGCGGCCATCACCGCCGACAGCGGCACGGTGAGCGTCTCGCTCGACACGCGCAGTTGCCGCCGCTACATCCAAGGCAAGCTGCTCACGTCGTCCACCACGGCGACGTTCCGCAGCGCGCTAGTTGGAGTTGGCCTGAAGCAAGTCATCTAGTCACGCTCTGGTTGGTATTCATCTCGGGCCGCGCGGAGAAATCTGCGCGGCCCTTGCTTTTGCGGTTGACACTTAGCCAGCGTTCGCTAAAAGTGTCCACACAATGAAGCCGAAGAAAAACCCGCACGCCGTAGCACTCGGCAAAATGAAGTCGCCAGCAAAGACAGCGGCGGCACGTCTCAACGCGAAACTTCCGAGGAAGAAAGCGAAATGAGCAAGCGTAAGAAAGCCGCACCGCCAGCACCGCGCACGCTCACGCAGTCGCGCGACCCGTATCGTGCCGAACTCATCCGCGCGGGCAAGCTCGGCGAGGACGGCAAGCACGATGAAGCCGAAGCCATCTGGCGCACGTATCTCGAAAGCTGCCCAGACGACCCCGATGTGTGCTTCAACGTCGGCGTGTGCATCATGCGTCGCGCTGATTCGCCTGCACTTCGATTCGAGGCCGCGCAGTTTTTCGAGCGCGTAGTCCAAAGCCCGCACGCGGAGATTGAGCGGAAGGCGGATGCGATGAACAACATGGGCCTGATGATGGAACGCGTTGGCGAGACGGAAAAGGCCGCGACCGCGTATGCCTTTGCGTTGAAAATGTTCCCGGCTCACAAAGCAGCGCGCGTGAACCTCGGAGACGCGAAGCGATTCATGGGCGACTTCGCCGGAGCGCGCGGAGAATACGATGCCGTGCTCGACCAAGACCCCGAATCACCCGAGGCCCACTTCTGCGCGGGCATGATTGCGTTGCTCTTTGGTGAATGGGAGCGCGGATGGCGTGAGTATCGCTGGCGCTACAAGGCACCGAGCTTCAAGTCGAAACCGTTCGCCAGCGAAGCGCCGCCGTGGGAAGGCGAGCCGCTTGACGGCAAGACGCTGCTCATCGTCGCGGAGCAAGGATGGGGGGATCAAATCATGTTCGCCCGCTACGCGCAGGAGTTGAAACGCCGCTGGCCTTCGTGCTCTGTGTGGTATCACTGCGACCCCGCCATGCACGCGCTGCTTTCCGGCGTGTATGGAGTGGATCGCGTGGTGTTCAACCCGACCGATGGATTCGATTACGTTTCCCCGGTGATGGACCTCCCGCATTGCACCGGCATGAAATCCGAAGCGGACATCCCGCCCGCGCACTGCATTCGCACAATGCCATCGTGGGTGCCGTGGTCACTTCAAGTCGGCAACGTGCTCAGGAAGCGCGTGGCGCTTGTGTGGGCAGGCTCGCCGATGCACGGCAAGGACAAGGCCCGCAGCATCCCGGCGAGGCTGTATCAGCCGCTAATTGACGCGCATCCCGAGTGCGACTTTTTCAGCCTGCAATGCGGGCCAGCGCAGCCCGAGGTTGCGGAGCTTCGCGGCGTGACCGACCTCGCGCCGGAAGTGCGGAACTGGACGGACACCGCGCAGATGCTCGCGTGCATGGATTTGCTCATCTCAGTTGATACCGCTGTGATCCACTTGGCTGGCGCGATGGGCACGCCAGCGTGGATGCTTTGCCCTACGTCGCCGGATTTTCGCTGGCAACTCACGCGCGAGGACAGCCCTTGGTATCCCAAGATGCGCCTTTTCCGACAGACCGACCGCAATGACTGGCAAACTCCAATCCAACGAATCACCGATGCACTCACGAATTTCTGACTTTATCGCGGCCCGCGCCGCTGAGACTTATCCCGAGCCGCGCACAACCGGACACGACGGCCTAACCGCGCAGATGGCACCGCTTGTTGCTGCGATGCTGCCAACGGGAGCGAGCGTGCTTGACGTTGGCTGCGGGCAAGGCCCGGCGCTGGATTGGTTCCAGCAGCACGGGCATTACCCGGTCGGCATCACCACCAACACGGCAGACCTTCGCGCGTGCGAGGCAAACGGCCACGAAGTTCACCCGGTGGACATGCACAAGCTGCCGGATTCGTTCGAGCGGTATCCGTTCGACTGCATCTGGGCGCGGCACGTCCTAGAGCATTCCGCGATTCCCTTTTTCGTGCTGCACGAATTTGCGCGCGTGCTCAAACCGGGCGGCATCCTTTACGCGGAGGTTCCATCACCCGGCACGGCGTGCGGGCATGAAACGAACCCAAACCATTACAGCGTGCTCGGCTCGACGGCATGGATAAACCTCATCTCCCGCGCGGGATTTGAAATCATCGAAGCGCGAGAAATCAAACTCCAGACCGGCGCGGGACCGGATATTTACTACAGCTTTATCGCCAAAAAAAAATGAAATTCATCTACACCGGAAGCGTCCAAGCATTCGGCGCGGCGATGGCGCGCGAGTTCCAGCGCGCGGGCGTGTGGGCGGAACGCGACAGCGCGGACGTGATATTCCAGCCGCTCGCGGACAACAACTTCACGCCATCCGCACTGCTCGGAAAACGCAACGTCGCGATGAGCTTTTTCGAGTTCGAGCTAGGACCGGACGCGAAGGCGAACGCGGACAAATTCGAGACGGTGTTTGTCGGCTCGACATGGTGCCAGCAGCGATGCACCGAGGCGGGCATCCTCAATACGCGCGTGCTCATCCAAGGAGTTGACGGCGACATCTTCAAGCCGCAGCCGCCGCGCGAACCGGACGGCACCATCCGCATTTTCAGCGGTGGCAAGTTCGAGTATCGCAAAGGGCAAGACTTGGTGATCGCAGCCTTCCGCGAGTTCGTGAAGGTGCATCCCGAGGCGCACCTTGTCTGCGCGTGGTTCAACCCTTGGCCAGCGCTTTTCAAGACGATGGCTCACACGAAGGTAATCAGCCCGCTGGCGCACGGCGCAACTCAGCCGGAGTTTTTCCGCAGCCTGTTGCGCAACAACGGCCTCGCCGATTCGCAGTTCACCATCCTTCCGCAACTCAGCCACACCGACCTCGCGCGCGAAATGGCGCGCACTGACTTCGGGCTTTTCCCGAATCGGTGCGAGGGCGGCAATAACCTTGTGCTGCAAGAATACGCATCGTGCGGGCGGCGCATCGTAGCGAACGCAATGACCGGCCATGCGGACGTGCGCGAGGCCATCACTCACCGCATCTACGCGACCAAGGATGAGAACCATTGGGCGGTTCAATCGGTGCAGGAAATCGCCGACGCGATGAACGGCGCAATGATGTATCCGCAAATGAATCCCGCTCCGGTCTGGACATGGGAAGCCGCCGCCCGCACCGTGCTCGACGCGTTGTCTTGACACTTCCGCGCGCCCGGCTAAGGTGCGCGAATGGCAAACGCCTTTGCATCCGCACACGATGAACTAGCCGCCTGCCAATCGGCAGAATACGGCACCGCCTGCGTCGCGACCATTGGAACGATGAGTTCCATTGCGTGCGTCATCGGCACGAACGCATTCGGCGACGTGCTTTTGCCGGGTGGAGTCGGCGAATCGGGATCGCAGTTGCTCGCCATCAAAAAGAGCCTGCTCACGGACTACGCTGACACGGTGAAATATCCGAACGGCGAGCCGCCGAAATTCACGCCAGTCACGGTGCGCGGGCAAGATCACGTCATCCTCGACGTGGACGAGCGCGACGGCATTTTCTACATCACGGTTGGCGACCCAACCGCCTCTGAATAATGCAACAGACCATCGGCAACAAAATCGAAGCGTGGGCAATCCAAGCACTACGCGCGTCGGCAACGCTACCATTCGACTTGCAAGTTGAGGCGTTCAACAGCAGCGCGGAGACGGCAACGGAGCGCATCGTGGTGAAGGCCGAGGTGGGCGAGAAAATGCTGGAAGGGCAGAAGCCCTACGCCGCGCAACTCGATGTGTCATTCCACACCGTCAACCGCGACGCGGACGAGGCAAACGATGTATTTGCCAAGGCCGAGGCTTCGCTGGTATCCCCGGCAACATCCGCTTACGTCACCGCCAACTTCACATGGCTGCTCGTAATGACCGAGGCCGCAAGGACGACGATGGAAACGCGCGGCAATTTTCGCGTGTTCACCCGCACAATTCCCTTGCAAGTCGCAAGCGTTTAATGTAAAAGCAAACCACTATGGCTGCACTCTCACAAACCGCCGCGTTGTTCATTCCATCGTCTGGCGCGCAGTATTCCCCATTTTACGTCATCGGCGCAACCATCATCGCAGCCGGGCAGCCGTGCTACGTTGACACCGCAGGACTTCTCCAGTTGACCGATAGCAACGGCAGCGTCGCGGCCTCCGCGTGCGATGGCCTCGCCGCCAATGGAGGCAGCGTCGGGCAGTCCGCGCGTCTTGTGACCTCGGACCCGAACCTTGTTCTTGGTTCTACTCTTGTCATCGGAGACACCGTGTGGACGCACACGACGGCTGGCGCGATCACCAAGACCGCCGCCGACAACACGACCGGCGTGGGCACCTGTTGCCTTGGCGTTGCGAAGTCTACGACCGTGCTTAATTTCCGTCCTATCGCCGCAGGCGCGCTTACACCGTAATGGCACTCTCCGCACAGCAGGAAAAAGACGTTCAGGAAATGGCCGCAGGCTTGCGCCGTTCCATCGCCGCATTGGAGGCGCTGAAAGACGGCGTTGATCGCAGCGCGACAATCGCCACCGAGAAACAGCAGCTTGCCTCGCTGGAAAAACAACTTCAACCCGCACCCGCAACACCCACCAAATCCTAATCATGGCCGTTCAACTCGTATCCTTCACCAACGGAGTCTGGGGCATCGCAAGCGAAGAGCTTGGCATCAACTGCTCGAAGTTTTCCGTCACCGTCTCGCCGGAAATTAACGAGTGGATTCCCGGCATCAACGGGCAGGCGCGCGGCAAAGTTGTCGGCGACCCGCAGGGCGAACTCGACATTGAAGGCGAGACCTTGGACATCACCACGGCATCCTCGCTTTTCGTCCACAACTTCTACACGGCGTTCGTGCCGGTCAATTCGACCACCTACTTTGGCCGCTCGGCTGGCGGATTCTATCGCGACACCGCGACCGTTGACAACGAGCGCAACGGCCTCAAGAAAGTCACGGCCAAGTATTCCAGCCGCTTCGGAGTCGCCTAAGCTATGGCAACTGACACGGCAGTTTTTCCGAATGTGCAGATTCAGGGCAACCTTGCCGTTGCCGGAAACCTGCCGTCGTATCCGCGCTCATCGCTCGCCACGGACACGAACCAAATCCTCCCGCTGCCATTCGACATCTGGCGCGTGTGGGATTCAGTCGGCACCGTGCTGCCAGCGACAAGCGCGACGGACGACCTCGGATATTACACCGGCACGCACGGCACGGCTGGCAGCTACATCGGCACCAGCGACCTAAAGACGGCGGGCGCGACCACGCGCTACGCTCGCTGCCTCAAAGTGCTTCCGCCTTCCTACGTCGCAGCCGCGACCGTGACGGTGCGTTTTTCCGCAGG